GGGATTCTTAAAATCATTGCTGTCTGCGTGAATTGTGGACGCCACGCCCGCGTCGCTGTACTGCTTCACATCGTTCCCATCCACTACAACGCTCAATTCCGGGACTTCCGAATTGGTCGAGTCGTTTCTTATATCCGCCACCTCCACCCAAGCGGTTCCAGGCATAACATTCTTTCCCCCTCCGCCGTATAGCGAGTCCTCGAATGTTACGGAACTTAGGTAGGCAGTAGTTGTTCGGTTTTGGGTGACGGGATCCTTAGTGTAACTTGTGCCGTAGTTGTCCGGCCTTCCCACAGCCGTCACTCTGAAGTCGGCTGAACCTACCGTGGCGTTGAAAACCGTTCCAGGAGGGAACATCGTGTTGGCGTAGTCTGCTCCACTTACGGAAGTTCCTGGGATATTCCCGTTCGCGTCCCAGTGCGCATTAGTCTGCATCTCCATGGTGATGTCGTCATCACCATTCGTGGAGTCAAATTTGCTCATATAATTGAAGGCTCCGTTATAGATTCCATTCGTGGGGTGGATGGTGATTGTTCTCCAGAAGGCTCCCGTATACTTCCCCCGTATCTTGAAATATCCAAGAGTTATCCATCCATTAGTGTTGTCGTGTCGGCTGTACTGAATCTCGAAGTTTTGATTGTGTGATTCGACATTGCCCGAACTGCTTTTCTTGTAAAGACCATTGGGAAACTCGATATTGAAGGTGACTTCGCTTAACACAGCCCCCCTTGGTGCAGGCCAAGTGGCCCACTGGGATTGGTAGATAAACATCGCGGGAACCCCACCAGTTACATTGCTTCGGTCGGTTCCACGGTGAACCTCAATCTTGCCTGGTAGGTCCCATACCCCGCTCATCGTCTGGTTGCCAGATCCCCCGCCGTTTATCCACGCAGTGTCAACTAAGCAAGTTAATGATCCGTCGTAGGAGCCTGGGGATGGCCATCCGCCTGTAGTTGAACCAGAGGAGCCAAAGTATGACCAGTACTTCTGGGCTGGGTCTGGATCCTCGCGTGGGTAGGTGCTTACATACAGGAAAGTGTCAGATTGTGTGTCCCTTACCTTGAACTGGGTATACCCCCGTGTCTGGGTTCCATTTACCCAAGGAGGGGAGATCGGCAGTGGGTCGTCCGGCGTTCCCACGGTAGCCTTCTCTTCTAGTTCATATTCGTAAGGGCCGTAGACGCCACGAGAGTTTTTTACATTTTCGTCCGAGAGACCTTGGTTATAGTTATAGTAATCAACACTCTCCGTAAGGCAGGCGTCTGGCTCAATTTCCGTGTACCATGTCTGGGTATCACGACCCGTTTCTGAGTTCGCCCCCCAAAAGTGCCCAGTAATACAAACAAGGTCACTTACATTGAATTGACCCGATTCATCTACTCGCCATTTGCTTGCACCCTCATACGCTGAGTTCGTGGTCTCGTTTCCCGTGAGATCCCCAACCAGGTTCTGTAACTGTGAAGGGTGCCCATCTCCTCCATCTAGTTTGTCATCGAGGATCCAGTAAATCCACTTACTGTCCCGCTCCGATCCTCTGAAGAAGTTGTAACTTGAGATGTCCCTCTTCACATGGGTCGTACTAGGGACAGTGTAATAGAGACCAGAGGCGTCTGGGTGTGGAGGGAAGTTCCCCCTGTTGCTGGTAAAACCCTTGGCCCACCTCCTAAGACCTTGAACACAAGTGAACTTGGTGTCCATAATCTCACCAACATCCTCCGTTGCCGTAAAGACGAATTGGAAAGCGGATGGACCGAAGGGGTTAGATGTTCCGGGGTAGACGGGCACATCGTCGCCCATCGAGACCATCGCTCTCACTCCGTATGACTCTAGTGGCACATCATCGAGCAAAAGCGTATCTACGCTAGTGCCAGCCGTGTTCTGCGTGATGTTTCCGATTTTCCTAAACGGACCCTCTCCGAGCAGGTTGAGGTAGTAAAGGGAAACTGAGTTGGGTCCGAGTGCAAGCACCTTGGCGCCCCCAACAATCCCACCCACTCGAAGTGTGCCGTAAATGAGGGGCATTCCAAATCCCTGCCCCCTCCTTGTGGAAATCCCTCGCCATCCGTAATAGTCAGACTGTTTGTCTGCATAATCACTCGTCTGTTCTTCTCCATACTTATCGATATAGTGTTTTATGGTTGCCGCGACGGCAATAATCCCAATGGTGGCGGCAATCCAACCAGAAGGCAACCCGATGACATTGATATGATCGCCGTCGCAAATTGAAGCTGAGGGGCTAAGTGGCTCGCCGCCCCTAATCACCAAGGCTTTCTCATATCCAGAGGGGATAAGGTTCGCTGCCGTCAAGCCCTGCTTCCAAGGCAACTCCTGCGAAACTGCGTCCCGCGTCAGTTGCTGAAACCCGTTTCTCTGTATTACTGTTACTGACATACCATCCTCACTGCCGATGTTGGCTCAAGAGTCATTCTCCGCCGCGCCATCCTGATTACCCCAGAACGACAAGCCTGAACTAAATATTTGGTGTCCTTGCATATCACCACGGCGTGGTAGTAGGCGCAGGGGTTTATCCCTCCACCCTCGTAGATGTGCAAGTCTCCAGCCTCAGGGGTCTCTGGGTCGACTTCCTGAATCACATTTCCGAGAGCCTGGATTGTCCATGCTGAAGGATCTTCCTCCGTATTTGCCATCACATCAGAGAAGTGTCTAGTCATTGGATTGAAGTCATCCTTGACGAGGGTACCCCTCTCTAGGGCCGGAATCGCCTTTTCGACAAGTTCTATGTGGTCAGACGCTGCTCTTATCCAAAGACCAAAACAGTCAACCCCTTCATCTGAAGAGAACCCGCCTAGCTTGAAGGGCGTCCCCACCAATCTTTCTGCGCTTTCGGCGATACTTTCCCCAAGACTTGTCATCGATCATTCCCAAAGGGTATGTGAAGAAACCCACCGTAATTGTCCTGATTTCCTTTGGCAGCACACCCGTTTGGTCCGTCTACTGTGTAGTCGCAGGTTAGTTCTCCGCCTGAATAAGCGCATCGAGTCCCGCGAAAGATGTGGCCACAGCGGGACCGAAAGCACCGCCGCCCAGGGAAGGTCTGGAAGAGGAAGTTCCGTGGCCCCAAAGTCCACTGGACGGCTGTATCCACCATGCTCACCTCCTTCATCAGAAATGGCTGTTCCAAGATTTTGTCGCCATTATCTGTTCCAAGACCGACTGAGGCGGCTGGTGTTGCTCCGTCGGCAATCCTCACTAGGTACATTGTGGCTGTACGACCAGCTAGGCTCTCGTTCTGGCGTATCCATGACTTCACAAGGCCCGTAGGGTCTGGCATCGTTATCTTCCATTCTTCATAATTGGAAGCGTCGCTTGTCTCCTTCAGGGGGTCAATCGTGAATGGGGTTGGATTATAGGTTTCGGCAGATCCTCCATACACCTCGGTGAACAGAACCTCGACAGGATTGGACGCGACCCTTAGGTATTTAGTGTCCCCAGTATTTGTGTCCGAATATGCCACCGAAATTAGCCAACAATAGGCATCCGTAGAAGCCAGTTGGAGTACCGCTGACGAAGGGAGGGTTCGGCTCATGCTGAGATATTACAAAAAAAGGGGGCAAGTCCAAAGACATACCCCCAAAGGTTGTTCCTTATTCCCCTTTCCTAAACAGAACCTAGGCTGCTGAGGAACCAGATGGCTCCAACGAGGGCTGCGCCGAGAAGAAAGCCGACATGGGATCGGCACCAGTTTTTTACTTGTTCTTTGAGTGTCATGATTTTATGAGGTTATGCGGTCGGGTCATCAATAGAGCCGCTAGACAGGAATGCTGACTCCACTTCGGCGCCGTAGGCAAGAAACATTGTTCGCGTTTTCGGCGTTGTCAAGATTCCACTTGTATCCGTCAGGGTCGTCGAGTCGATGAGCTTACAGGTCGCCGTCTCCGTCAGATAACCAGTTTCTTCGCCAGTCTCTACTGAGTTGGCTTGCGCCTTGGGGAGTCCGAACAAGAACTGTTGAGCCAGGTTGGTGCCCTCTTCGCCGGTGATTCCTGCTACAGTCTGAAAAACCCCTGTAGTAGACTCAATCTCCCTTGTAATTAGTAGTTTTTCCGCGTTAGCGCCGTCAGCGTAGGCTAAGGAGGTCACAGTCAGGGAAGGTTTTGTTTCATAGATGCAGGCGTAGGAGGCGGCCTTGTCCACATTGACATCCTTATAGAGGTCATATGCGTTGCCGCAGTTGAGTTCCCATGTGCTAATGGGGGGGAGGTTAGTGCTGCCCACTGCCGCTACAGTGTCTGGAAGCGTCCAGCTCGTTTTATCTGTTCTGGACAACGGCGTTGGCGTGGCATCGTTAAAGCTCCCTGATGGTTCGGCTGCGGAAACTGCAATGGCACTAAGAACGCCCAAGAACTCAAAATTTGCGTATAGCAAATCGCCAGCAGTCCCACTAAATGTCACATTTCCCATAGCCCCAGAGACGGTGTACTGTCTGCCATCTTCCCAGAACGATAAAGTCAGAGTAACTTGCTTGTCCTTGCCCTGGCCAAGGGTGCTGGAGCTATCGTTTGGTTGTGGCGGCGAGTTGGAGGGAAGTAGTACATTCCAGCAGGTCGCGGTTCCAAATGTGCCAGAAGCTCCACCAAGGTCTTCCCAGTCCGCGTAATAGGGAAAGAACCCGCAGCCCATCATGGCGACTATCCAGGATGGCGTTCCAGTCCTAACGGGGAGCATATCATCTGCCGTAACATCACTTGCAACTTGGGTGACGGTCGATCCCGTAACATCGCACTTGAAGGTTATTCGAGCGAATTGGGTTCCGACTGAGTCCGTAGTCTCAGTAGCCAAGGATGTACTTAAAATGTCTCGCTCAATAAACCCTACTTCTGGAGTAAAGGTCAATTCGTAGCATGGCACCCATGCAGTAGTCTCTGCGCCGATAGTTGCTGCTACCCCTGGTACTGCTTCAGGGGCTACTCCAATCTTTTTTCTTCGAGCAAGTAACCTAGTTTCGCTAATGGACATTTTTGTTGTCTCCTAAATCGATGTTATTCAGGGTCAGTGAGGGAGAGGGCGGTGAAGTCGAAATCCTCCATGGTGATTCCAGTTTCCACATCAGCACCGTAAACTAAGTAAAACTCCCTATCTACGGGGAGGCCGCTATCATCGGCGCCCCTAGCAATCAGCTTGCTGGTCGCGGTCTCTGTCAAATAACCGTTTTCATCGCCAGAATCAAGTGAAGTAATCTGTCCTTTTTGGCAGCCGAACCAGAGAGTGTTGTAATCGGTGTGCGGCGTATTGCCGTCAACGGCTCCAACCTGTTGCTGGAAATAACCACCATCTGTGTGGTCTCCCACATCAGCATCGAGCATCGACTGGATAAGCAGTGAGTTAGTGTTTGTGTTGTCATCAAAGGCCAATGTGGTTGTGGTTAGCGTTGGCTTCCTTTCCGTAATTGAGCAGAAGATCCCCGCTTTCTCCACATTGATGTCCTTGTAGATGTCGTAAGCATTGTTCATGTTGATTTCCCATGAGGACATTCTTACTGCTGGGGAATTCTCCTCGCTGTATAGATACCAAAATACTTTCTCGTCCTGTGACAGGGCCGTTGGGTTGATATCATCGAGGGTCAGGCTCGCAGCGGGATCTGTCCCAACAGCCACAGACAGTATTCCCAAAAACTCGAAGTTCGCGTAGCAAAGGTCTCCTGCTGTCCCGCTAAAAGTAACATTTCCTGCCGCTCCCGTAAGGATATAAATCCTTCCGTCTGACCACCACTTCAGCGTCACCGTCTTGCACAAAGTACTAGACTCGCTCACCGAGGAGTTGTACTGGCAGGCGGCATTCCTTGGAACAAAGCAGTTCCACGGCCGCGTCCCCCCAGCTGCGAAAGTCCCCTCTGTTGCCGAGGCCGAGCTGGCCAAGCCCATACCGCAACCGAAGAGGGCTTCTGTCCATTGGGGACGAGTAGTGTCTCCAGACCCCATCGCGTCAACCTTAAAGGTAACCCGTGCGAACTGGGTGCCCACAGCGTCAGTTGTCTCTGGCGCTAGACTTGAAGAAAAGAGATCCCTCTCAATGAAGCCAATTTCAGGAGTGCAAGAAATCTCGTAACAGGGAAAGCTCTTAAAAGTCGTCCCCGGGTTGGTCCCCGGGGTGGTCTCCATGATACATGAGATGCTCTGTTTGCGAGCGAGGAGTCGGGTGCTGCTAATGGTCATTTTTCCTAAGTTGGGTTGCTGTCGGGATTATCGAATGCTGTGCGGTATGAGATCTCGACTTCTACGAGAACCCCTACCGCAGGTAGAGCCTCCTCCGAGGAGTAGGTTTCGTTACTGGTTAGGGTAGTGTCTATGGCGTTACTTCCAAGGCTAGTATCACCATTTATTGCTCTTTCTATGTCGGCGAGCCAGTCGCAGACCTTCAGAGCCGTATTGTCGCCAGGTGCGACCTCAATCCAACACTCTAATCCACAGAAAAGTTGCCTTGGGAGGACTCCTGAGTAGTAGGGTTCTGGGTATTCCTCCCGCAGGGGGTGAATAATGATGAGGGGGCGCTCCACTTTATGGACGGCGCTCGTGACATCCGTGGTCACCAACTGGACGGTATTTATGAACGAACCAGTCCCATCGATGGCCTCAAGTCGTGTCTTTAAACCACTAACGCACTTGTAACGGATGGCGTCGCCTGAAGCCATTACTGTCTATTCCTCGTTCTGCTTCCCATGTGTGTGGCCAGATTCTCTTGTAGTTGGACCTTGATTGTATAGGCTGCATTGGAGTTTTTTGTAATATCCAGCGAATTAAAGCGATAAAGGCTCCCCACTTGAGTTAAAACTGCGGATTCCAGCACGGTCACTGGGATCCCAATATAGCTTTCCGCCGGTGACCACATCCTGAACATTCCTGGAATGACAAATCCGAATCCTAAGCCAGGGTTATTGTTCCCATACTCTGGAATCACAAAATACATGGATTTGGCTCCCTCTGTTATGTCCAAACTAATCAGGCCGTCCACATTCACGGAGCCAGCGCCCTGCGCTTGGGTCTGGGCAAAGGTTCCCGTGTACGGCATTCCGTCGAGCCATGTCCCAGACATCTGCATTTTGAGGGCTCCTCCGCCAACAACGGTGTATTCGAGCTTGTAGATAAGGTTTGGCCAGAGTTTTGTAACAACCTCGACGCCAGCATACTTCACAGCGTTGGTATTGTCTGTGTTGCTAAAGTTGATGCCGTTAGAATCGTAGGTGACGGCCCCTCCTCCCGACCCTTCGAGTTCTTCCCAGTTCCTCACCGATGCCTCTCTATCTCCCCAAGGGGCGAAGAATTGACCACGAGTTGCCCCTATGGCAGGGGGGGTACGGCTAGTTCCGGAGGGTGGTGGTATCATCCCAAAAAACTCTATTCCGCCATGGGTATTATTAAAAAGGGTCACAATGGTGTCACGAAACCCAGAGGAGACCTTGCTGTAATTCAGTTCAATCGTGTCTGCCGCAATCCCTTCACGACTTCCCACCGTTAACATCCCCGTAGACAGATAATCGGAGACCTCATAGTCAGACCGCTCCGTGGCCTTGACCATGGAGGGGCCAGTATCAGGTGTAAGGAACTTGGGGGGATACGCCACACTAAAGCCCCAGCTTGCTTATGAGGCCGTCTTCCACGACCTTCATACCTTGATTTTTCCAGAATGCGTTTGTGGTTTTCTCAAAGTTGAGCAGTGGCGGCACTTTTGTTTGGCGAGCAACATGGAAATGCTTCTGGAGACGCTTCTTCCCTCGTTTCAAGTAAATGCCTGCCTTTGGCTTTCCGCCAGGGGGGATAAACACGGCATTATTGCCAAACTTCTGGAAAAACTTCCTGGCCGGATGGTTGCCTTGGTATTCCCTTTGAAGCCTGTATTTCTTCAGTGGGAACGCAAGATACTTTGAATTTTTTGGTTTTACACTTCGCATTCCCTTTTCAAGTGACCACGCAGCGGGATTATCCGAGCCGAAGAGAATCCGGTTCCCTACAATTGTAAGCGCTCCAGGCGCCAAGAAGCTCTTTTCAAGCTCTCCGGTCCGCTTCTTTATCTTGCCTTGGCGTAGCGTCGTAACAAAATTTGCCTGCATCGCCTTCCCGGCTTTAAGCATAGACTGCTTCAGGGCATTCTTTAGTTTGGTTTTCCCTCCTGGCTTGCCTCGGATCATATCCATAAGCCAGTCTTCAGAAAACTTAATCTCGATGCCAGAGCCGGTCATCGGAAGGTGTAGTCTCTGCGGCGGTGACGCCTAATAGCCTCTTTTAGGGTTTCCAAGAAGCCACCAGGGCCAATGTCATCTGGTGAGTTGTCATATACGGAGATGCTTCCGTCAGGGCCAGTATTGGAAACCTGACCGAGCCTGTTACGACCTTCGTAGTCGAAGGCTACTTGCATATTTACGGCTTCGGCGATGTCAGGGTATGCGGTTCGGAATCCTGTCCCTTCAGTAGCCATTCCCCCCGTATAGGACACCTTGATAACCTTGAACCCTCGATCCAGGTATGCCTCATCGACCACCAAGAGACCAGTGTTGTCGTCTACATGGTAATCGGTCGCGTCAATTTTGGTGTCGCTTGTGAAATCCCTGTCGGAATCGCTCCAAACCTCAAAGGTTGCAGAGGAGTTAACTGGGGTTCCAAGAAGTCGGAAGACCTGATCGTCGTTCTTCGCAATAGTGAAGTGTTCGGTTCTCGCCTCAGACAGTAGGGGTCGCCTCAGCGCCTGCTCTACGCGGGCACTAATCGACTTAATCGCCACACCCAGCCATGCATCGCGCACCCCTTCGTCAGAGGTCCATCCCTTCCAAGCATTAACTAGGGTTACAGTGGTTATTTCCAGCCCTGACCATTGCATCAGTCAGCCTTCTTTTTAGTGGCCTTCTTCTTGGAGGTCTTTTTCTTGGCGACTTTCTTGGCGACTTTCTTGGGGGCTTCTGGGACAACTTCCCTCAAGAGGAGATCGCGGTTCTGTGCGATCAGTTGGTAGTCTTTTTTAGGGATTTCGATTTCCCTTGGGGCATCACCCGATGTGACCTTGTTTCCCATACCATCTTCCCAGGTTGTGTGGGGCTTAAGGAGAAAGAGTTTAGACATGGTTTTTGAGTTCCTTTTTTTTGCGTAGAGCGGGGGGGGAAGGGGGGAGACCCGAAAGTCTCCCCCCAGAGGGTGGTTGTTTCTTAACTGGTGTAGAAACTAGAGGCGTCTGTCACATCGAAACTTGTGGTCAAGCTCGCTGGCAGATTTGCCTTTTTGTACTTAAGAACCTCACAACCTATCGAATTAGTGGCGGTAGTTGTGACGGCAACATTAATGTAGCGCGGTGAACCGGAACAGTCCATTTGAGCATAGAAAACACCAAGGGCACCCACATCACCAGTACCAGCGCCATCGATTTTATTTTCGTCAGCGGCAGGATCTGGAGTGAACCCGGTATCGTCACTTCCGCACACATCAAAAATGCATGATGTATCGTAAGTGTCTACTGTGAAAATGAACAGCAACATATCGTAATCTTGAGTGTCTACTTCGGTGCCACTATCAAGAACACCACTAGCAGCCTCTGTAGACTGCGCGTAGATTGTGCTTGAATCGCAAACTTCTTTTAAGTTATTTTGCATCTTATTATCCTCCTAGGAAAGGTCTACAAGAGCCTTGCAGATTGAAGAGTTATGACGATGGCCAAAGTCCAATTCCGTGATGGCACGGATCCAGGTTTGGTCAGAAGTGAAGGCAGACGCGCTTCCGTCCGACGCCACATTAGAAGCCAGAAGCTCCATTCCACGCCACTGCGCCCACAGGGAATCTTCCCAGTTTGCAAAGTAGGCATAGTACTGGTCAGTATCAGGAGATGTTAGCTGAGTGCTGGTGTGCCAGTCAAAGCCAATGACCTCGCGGATTGCTTGGTCACTCTTGGCTCTGAAGACATACTGCCCAGTTTCTGAAGCGGCGGCGGCTGCGCCGTCGTAAACCTCAGTCCTCTGTTGGCGAATCGCCTTCATTACAACAGGATGCATCACATAACTCATGTTTCCACGAGCGGTGTTGGACTGTTGCAATGCGCTGAACATCTCATCCAGGTCGTTGATGTTTGGCTTGGCACCCGTCGCATCGTAGTAATTCACGCTGCCTTCGACATTGTAGTCTGTGGAATTGCCTGTAGTCAGAGAATTGATGCCCTCTGGCTGAAAGCTTGATCCAGTTCCCTCGAAGAAAGCCAGGTCGGCTTTGAGCGCGATTACACGAGCAATGTCTTCCCGAATCAGTCCTTCCGCCTGTGATGTGGCGTTGTAGAGGAAACGGTTAGAAACGCGGGTGTAAGCGGCACACTTCTTAGGACGCAGAGTCAGCATACCAGCGGTCATGGTCGAATTGGTGATGTCCGTGGACTCGCCAATCCAGTACGCAGTCGCGCCACCAGTTTGCTTAGGGATTTCCAGAGGCATTCCACCTTGTGCATCCAAACGACGAACGCCCAGCGCATCGACCACGCTGTTAGCGCGGACGAGTTCGATGATTTCGTCCATGTAGTTGGCTGGCACAAAGTAGCCACCGGCGGAATCTGTTCCTGTATTGACGGCACGAGCTTCGTTGAAGATTTCCTTCTCAAAGCCATCGCCCCAATCACCGAAACAAATCCCCTTGAGAGCCTGAGCAAAAGAAAACTCTCGTTTCTCCTCTGCCAGACCAGGAATTTCGACTTCCAAGCGGGAACGGGTGGTGTCCTCTACTGAGGTCAACCGCTCGTCCACACCATTGAGTCTCTCATCGATAGCCTGGTGATTGTCATTGACGGATGTTTCGACCACTTTGATGCGGTCTCCAATTCCTTCAACATTCTCACCAATGCTACGAAGAGTATCTTGAACTTCTCGTTCCATGATGTTTGTTACTCCGTAACTGTAATTAATTTAGATTGGAGGTCAAGTAAGCGGTTGTAAAGGTCGGAGTCGCGCTTGGGAGCCACAGGCTCATCATTTGGTTCCTTCCCCGAAGTAGTACGGATCTCTGCGACCTCCTCACGGAGCGCCGTCACTTCTTCCTTGAGCAACTGGAGAGCGCCGAAAAGACCCTCCCCTCTAAGTTCCTCGTTGGCCGTAAGTCGCGCCGCTAGGTCACGAACATCGGCCAAGACTTGAAGCTTCGCTTCCATTTCTGGATCTGCCTTCAAGTATCTCTGTCCACTGATAACAACTTCCTCTGGGACGCTTTCTGTCTGCTCGACTAGCCGCTCAAGCAACTCAATATTCTTCGCCAACTCTTCTTGTGGATCCTCACTCTTCTCAGAACACGCGGTTTCGCACATACTGTTAGCAATGGCAACCGCTTGGTCAGAGCCCATGTCCTCGTCTTCGCTTAAGATTTCCGGCACCTTTCTTGAAACACACTCTTCAACTGTCTCGCCATCCATACGGCAAGCAGGACTGCGTGTTTCTTCTTCGGCTGTTTCTGGCACTTGGCGCGTAGTTTCGTCGATTTCGATTTCTTCTTGTGAATCGGCAAGTTTGGCAAAGGAGAGGAGTTCTTCGGAAGACATTGTTTCGCGTTTTTCGGGTAATTTGAGCCCCTCAGCATCAATGGCTTCTGCAAGGGCGCGAACCCCGTAGAGGAGTTCTAGGTCAGAGCGGCTGAAAAGACCGCTATCTTGGGAAAGTTTTGCCATGTCTTTAACTTCTTGAGCCAAAACATTGCGTTGTACAGCACTAGGGTTGCTAGGTACTGTGACTGCGCTGATTTCGAGCAGTTCAGCACGGGAGATAATCCAAGCATCGGGCTCCTCTCCTCGCGCCTCAAGGGCTTTTGCCTCTTCGTCTTTAGCAGGGCGAATTTCCAAGGGACGGAACCCTACCGAAGACCCCCGAACGCGACCAGCAATCCAATTGCGGTATACCAACTCTGCGTTCGGGTTCAAGTCTTCACGGCTAAACAGTACATGGGCCACATATCCTGACCGTGATTCTCCTCCCTTTCCCTTGATGGCTGCTGGCGAGATTGCCAGAGTCATACCTAAAGGTGGCTTCTCCTGATCGTGACCATCCAGAAAGACTGGATTTCGTAAATACTCACTAAACTCCCATCCACTAGAAAGGAAGGCGGTTCCGTGACGGTCCACACTCTCATCTGTAAACGGGATGGCGACGACTCGGTCTTCGTCACCGTATTGCCAAGCACCTGGAACCCCGCTTCCTTCAGCAGGGACGCCGAGCGAATAGGCGAGGTTTTTCTTCTCCTCGGCGGACAGAGGGGAAATAACTGGGCGTCCCGCTCCACGAACGGAACGGTATGCGTCTGCGCCCAAGTCTTGGGCTTCCGTGAACTTCTTAAGGCACTTATGTTTCGGCATGGCGTTAGAGTGACCCTTTTTCGGTCTAAGTCCAAGTCTATCTTCCGCTTTTTATTACTTAGGAGATGTTCTATGATGCGGTCATCATGGAAGACTTAGCAAAGGACTACGCGGTAAGACTAAGATGGCGGTGTGGAAAAAACCACAATCACTTGGACCATACAATTGTTGGGACCGCCATACCTGGGGTTATGGCCTCAATTGTGCCTCAAACTTGCCCTGTCTGTGGCTCTCTTGTATTTGTTGAGGCGCCCCCGCCAGCCATCGTCGTGACAGACGGGGAGGCGCCAGGTCGCTCTTTCCTAAGAGGGCTCCTCAGAAAGCAGGGAAAATCTGGTTGACATAGGTTTCTGAACGGATATTCTATGGGCGGTTGGTTCGCATGGAAGATCCGTAGCGAAAGCAGGCAAAGGCAAGCAGAGGAGGTTACTTTCTGTCCTCCCTCTCCTTTGAGTTTTACTCGGGATTGTTGTGGCCTTCATTGACCTACCCGAGCCGACCACCCTCCCCAGGCTGTCCAGATCCGCCTACACGACAAGAGATCGGGACGAGTTTCTCTGGCTTTCTCGGACGGTACTCAAAGCCTCCTTTTTTTATTTATTTTCTTGACGGCTTTGTGTCCACTTTGTACTGTTGAGTGTCATGACAGACGCCAACCCCCAGTTAACCACACCGCGCAAAGAGTGGCTCGAAACTCGAAAGAGATTTATCGGTGGGTCTGATATAGGAACGATTGTGGGAAACAATCCCTATGGTTGTGCCAGAGCCCTTTGGTATGAAAAAGTGGGCGTCCCCGGCGCATGGGAGCAAAAGGAGACCCCTGTTATGCAGAGGGGACATATCCTTGAGCCCGTCGCGGCTAAAGTCTTTAAGGATAAAGGCTTGTGTGGGCCGCTTTCTCTTCAAAAGGTGGCTGAAACCCCTGAGAGCGTCTTGGATCTTGCGGAAACAGCCCCGTTTCCTTGGATGGGAGGAACTCCCGATTACCTCCTATGTAGGGAGGACGAGACGCCTGAGGGAATTTTGGAAATCAAGACTGCTGGAAAGTGGTCGTTCTCTAAGGCGGTAAGGGTGGGAGGTCATCCTCAGCATATTGACCAAGTTTTGTGGTACTTGATGGCTACTGACCTCGTAGACGGCCACCTTTTCTACCTTTGGCCTGACGGATGGGAGACCTTCTGCGTCAAGGTGGTGCTTACGGAAGGCCACTTTGCTCGGCTCAAGAACGCCTCTTTGGACTTTTGGTCCGCCGTACAAGACGGACGCCAGTCATGGGTTGCCCAAGGTGACGCTCCAGAATCTATGGATCACGCACTAGAGAGTCTAAGGCGACTTCCCAGCAACGACCGTCGTTGTAAACGGTGTCCTTGGTCTACTCTTTGCCAAATCCAGGGTTTAGAGGAGGAAGAAAGTGGTGCCCAACCCATAGACATGAGCGGCGATTCCGACTGGAACAGCGCCGCCACAGCATATCTGCAAGCTCAGTCCGACATGGATATTGCCAAGTCGCGTCTGGGTGATGCCAGAACGCTTTTAGAGGAAAAGATGGGTGAATACACCTTAGCTGCTGGCGGGGGAATCCGCGTTTCGTGGAAACCTTCTGTACGCAACACCCTTAACACAAGCGCCCTTAAAAAGGCCCATCCCGATCTCGCATCAGAGTTCACTAAACAAACACCAACTCGGTCATTCCGAGTTACAGAAACAGACAACTAATGCCCGGAAGAAGAACAAAACAAGACCACCCCGCAACCTTTAATCCCCATAAGATGCGTGAATCCCTAGAAGAGAAGGGCTGGAACGCCGCTTATTTGCGAAGGATGCTCCAGCTTTGGAATGTAAACCCGAAGGTGGACCAAATCCTGAATGGGCACCGTGCCCCTAGTGGTCCCACATCGGCTCTCATTGCTCACCTTCTCGGTTTGAGCCTTGACGATCTTTACACGATTGATGAGGGCATCTCCGTAAAGGATGCCACGCGCCAACTCGGCAAGCCCCGCCTTCGCCGAGGTCGCCCTAAATTACATGAGCAAGGGGTTCCACCAGGCACCCCCACCTCCACGACCCCCTCTCCTGAACCAAAAAATGTTGTTGACTGAAAAAAAGTTTTAAGAAATTGAAATACATCGTCTCACTCGCCGCTTTTTTCTCAACACTACTTGTTGGGGTGACCGTTGTCCCATTCTCCCTCATGTTGTGTTGGCTGCGTCTCATCTTTGTCGAGCCCTTCAAAAACGCAAAGAAGGTTTGGGAGGCCATAGAAAAGAACACTTGACACGGGTTTCCAAGGGTTCTTAAACTGGTCTACATGAAAACAGTAAACAGTAAACAGCACACAGAATTACATTTTTAAAAATGTTCTTCGTTAACAGTAAACAGTATACAGTTAACTGTATACCCCCCCTTAACCAAAAGAATACAAAGAGATAATAATGAGTTCCCAAGCAGAAGTAGATATCCTCAAGGCTCAGTTTAAGCTTCAGGAAGGCAAAAACGATGACTGTTACAAACTCCACAACACTTGGTGTATAACCAAAGCTGGAGCCCATAAGATTGCCCAAGCGGCAGGCATTACGATGGAGGTCACAGATTGTGACATTCTTCCGATTTCCATCGCTTATCGAGGCAAGT